AGCTTTCTTCTCTGGCACAGGTGGTAGAGGTGCTTCTTGTTTGACTGGAGTCGGGTGAAGAATGACCGGAAGAAAGTCAGTCTGTGGAATGGATGGGGTTTTTAATGCAGGGGGCATTGATCTGGACTGACGAATCCATTTATGTAGCAGATTGGCATTGATCTGATGTTGCATTGCTACCTTGGCCACTGATGTATCTGGCTGCTGGCATTGCTGAATAAGTTGATGTTTAAATTCAGCTGTGAAGGTTCGACGGGGCTTTTTTAGCGTTGGTGCACTGTCTATAACTGTCTTTAAATCCATAAATAGGTGTCCACTTAAATTTAAGTGGACACTATCGCGGTATTAATGAGTTAGAAAAAGTGGGGTTCAGCGGACGCTTACGATATTCTTGGTTATAGTTGGGATACATCGAAAGGTGAAAATCCTGACCTTACATTACTTGGTTCAAGCGCTAACTGGATCAAATATGCAACCAGCAACAAAATGACAGCAGGTACCTTACTTGATTTATCGGGTACAGCGACAACTGGTTAAAACCTAAAAATTAAAACCTAAGGGGGCTAATAAGCCCTCTTTTTTATTATTAAGAGAAAAGCGCCATGAAGATTATCTATACACGCATTGCAGCAGCGGCTGCATTAGAGACAGGCATTATTGCTAACCCTGACTATTATGAAAACCCAAATTTGAAAGCAAAAGAGGTAATTATTTACGGTAATTATCCAAAGATTCAAGAGGATTATGAATCTTTGGAAGTTCCAGTTGAAGTTCGTAAGTTGGAAGAGCCACAAAAAACGACTTTGGCCACAGTAAATGTCGCAGTGGGAATTACCCCTGAACTTCAAGCTGTGATGGATGATGCAAAAGCTGAATGTGAAAAGGTAGTTGAAGAAAATACTCAGCTTAAGCAGAAAATTGAAATCTTAGAACAGGCCAAAGGTAATAGTTCGGAATTACTTTCTGAAAATTCACGTTTAAAAGATGCGGTGGTACTGGCAGACAAAGCGGCCAAAACAGCTGAAGTACAATTGGTAAGCATCCAATCTGAATTTGAAGCTTTTAAAAACGATATTCCTGCAATGCAGGCACGTATTGCTGAATTGGAAGCTGGAAAAGCGGAAGAAAATCCAGCTACAGAAACGGCAGCTAATGATTTTGAAAATTGGTCAAATGATCAATTAAAAGAGTATTTGGCTAGTGAGAACATTGGCTACAAGCCATCTGCAACAAAAGCAGAACTCCTTAAATTGATCCCAAAGGAATAATGCAATGAGCTTTATTACTGTAGATGACGCAAATTCAATTTTGGGCAGCGATTTTGCACCAGACAGTGATAAAGCTCGTCTGGTAAAGCTGGCTAATGTATGGATGAAAAACAGAATTGGTTTTATACCAGATCCTATTGATCCACTTCTTAAGGACGCGGCTTGTGAAATTATCAAAGGAATTCTGGCCAAAGTAATTTATAACGGCAAAGACCAGCAGTTGAAGCGTAAGAAAGTTAAAGCTGATTCTGTTGAGTCAGAAAAGGAATACCAAGACGGATCTGAAGCAATTTCTAGCTTTGAACAGATAGCAATTGATTTTATTGATTCACTTGATTTGAAAGATCCAAATGCAAGTTTTAATGGCTTTGGCATACCTCTTTACAGGGCATGATATGGGCTTACGTGACGAAATTCAGGCAGAGATTGCTGAAGCATTTAATGATGATTTAGCGGACGCCGTTCATATTTTTACTTGTGAGAGGATCTCAAAAACTAACTGGGATCCTAAAACTGAAACGTATGTTGAAGTTAAAGAAAACTATTCCGGCCGTGGTGTTCTGTTTGGCTCTTACAGTCAATATGAGATCCAAACACTTGGAGTATTGGCAACGGATAAGAAGGCGACCGTGCTTCAAAATGAAGTAACTATGACTCCAAAAATTGATGATGAGTGGGAAACTGTCCTAGGTTCATTTAGAGTTATTAATATTCAGCAAGATCCTGCCAGTACAATCTGGAAATGTCAGCTTCGAAAAGTGTAGGGGCTAAAATGGTTAATCCTGATTATGTTCCTGAATGGTATATCTCGCCTTTTCAACATGTGCAGTACACGCTTGCTCGAAATCAACTACACATGGATTTGTTATTTGAAGATATGGATAAGGCCGATCAATTTTTGGATATGGGAGCGGATGCGCAAGTTAGTACTTTTTCTGATGGCGCATATGCAATCGTCCAAATTGGTGATACGGCGGATAAAGACCGAATTCAAGTTTATGGATTGCTTTTACATGAAGCTGTTCATGTCTGGCAAAAGATTAAAAAGCTCATGGGTGAACGAGAACCGAGCTCTGAGTTTGAAGCTTATTCAATTCAGGCGATCGCTCAGGATCTTTTTAAGATGTATGAGGAAAGCGAGGTTAAAAGTCATGGGGTGGAAGGGGAAAAAGCCGACTAGTTTTAGTCTTGATGTGTCTAAAGCGGCAGAAGACCATGTGAAGAATATTGTCATGGATACTGTGCAATCCTTAGTTAATTTAAGTCCCGTCGATACTGGAGCATACCGTGCTTCACATATTGTTTCGGTTGGATCTGGTGACTATGACATACGTGTACCTGAAACTAACCCAATTCAAGATGCTGCTATTCAAGCTGTAAAGATTAAATTGGGCAATTTGGTCTACATACAGAATAACCAGCCTTATGCTGAGCGCTTAGAAAACGGCTGGTCTGATCAAGCGCCACAAGGTATTTATGGCCTCACTTTTAATTTTATTTCTCAAAAGTACGGTGGCTAAAATGGCAATGACTTTAGAGCAGACTAGGCAAGCTATTATTGATCGCATGCAAAGCTTTACAGGTATTGCTCAGGAACGGATTCAGTATCCAAATGCACCAGGCTTTACTGTACCAACAAAAGGTGTATGGTGCCGCTTAACGATTGCAGGCGGTCCGAGTTTTACTTCAGGTATTGCAGATAAGCCATGTACTCGCCGTACCGGTAATATCATGGTTCAATGCTTTGCACGTCCCAATTCAGGAATAATTGAAATCACAAAATTGAGTGATGCATTACTTGCTCATTTTGAATATTTCACAATCGAACACTTAGAATGTTTGAATGGCCAATCTATTTATGCGGGTAAAGATGCTGATTTCATTCAGTATAATGTGAGCATTGGGTACAAGGTGAATTGATATGTCATGTATGCTGACTTTAGAAGAAATCGAAATTAAACGGCAAGAACTGGAACGGCATCTTGAAGATGTTATGTCTGTTGAGTTGAGCAAATGGCAATCTGAAAACAAGCTATGTGTTTCTGATGTGAATATACGCTTGGCTAATGTTGTTAGTCTCGGAGGGCCTAAACATAACGTTGTTACTGGAGTAAGTGTCGATTTAGATAATGAGCTTTGAGTTCAAGAAAAAGCTACTGCAAGGCGATTATTTTTAATGACCTCAGCATATTATCATTTGTGATTACATTCTGTTACAGTAATGGAAATTTATAACAAATGGTAAAACATGAAAAAATCAACTTTAGGCTGGGGTGCCGCAGGATTAGTAGCTTTAGGGATTTTTGGTTCAGGCAATGATAACTCTCCAAAACAAACTTCAGACTCAGAAAATGCGCAGAGTGCAGTAGAGGAAGTTATCGAATCAAAATATATCAACACTAATTCTTTAAATATTAGAGATAAACCAAACGGTCAAGTAGTAGGAAAGTTAGGACGTGGGGAAAAAGTTGATATTTATGAGATGAAAGGAAACTGGGCACGTATTTCCTTAAATTCCTCATCACCTCAGTGGTTATCAACAAAGCTATTATGTGAAACGGATGGCTGTTTTAAACAAAAGTCTCGATCAACCACGTCAAATAATTATCAGGCCTTAAAATCTCATCCTCATCATTCTGAAAGAAAACAGAAAAAAACCTACTACGATAGTGATTGTTCATGTGCTGTGGTGGATTATTGCGTGGGTCCTAGAGGTGGGCACTACTGTATTACGAGTGGAGGAAACAAGAGATATAAACCTAGATATTAATTAATTTGAATTATGAGACCTCCATTTTGAGAGGTACTTTATGTCTTAATCACTACCACCTCATCGGTGGTTTTTTTATGTCTATAGGAATCACTTATGAGCAATTTTGTATTTAAGCGTGGTGACACTTTCAACTTAAATCTTCAGCTAGTTGATATGGATGAAGCCCTGCAATATCCACCAGATGATGTGCGCCGTGCAATTGATCTTACAGGTTATACCTTCACTTCACAGGTTAAAGCTCTGGCTGATGGTGCTACTGTGGCCACATTAACTTGTACTGCATTAAGCCAAAGCACACAGAAAGGGTGGCTGAACATTAAATCTAGTGCAAGCACTGCAACTTGGCCTTTAGGGCTGTGTCAGATGGATATTAAAGCTGTAGTTAGTGGCACTACACAGCACACTGAAA